GTTTCCCAGTCACGATCGCGGTCCATGTTGTCGATGAACAGCTTGTTCATCAGCTTGAACAGCTTCCTGACGCCCCGTGAGAGGTTTCTCGCGACCAGTTGCTGTCGCTTCTGCGCCATCTGCGAAATCATGTTGACGCCAGTCGCTATCTTATTCAGCGAATCAGCATCCAAACCTTGATTGTACCGGGTCACACCTGTGCGGGTTTCACGAACCCCATTTAGGTATTCCAGCAACGGATACGCCTGATTCCCCAAGGGAGGAGTCACAAGCGGCATCGCCGCATCACTCACACCACCAGACATCACCCTAACCACCTGCCCTGGACGGTTGGCTAACATGTCGTCCAGATGCACCCGGTCCGAGACCAACGTTCTGCCGTTGTTGACCAGATACATGTTGTCGAGGATCTGGCGCGTGACCGTCGATGAAATTCGCTGCAGGTCCATCGTCAAATCCGCCATCGACAGACCGAAGAACTTGTGCGGCATCGGCAGACAGTGAAAATCTACGATCGGGCAGTGAGAAACCTCGACGTTCTCCAGAATGACCGTCGCATCCGTGTCGGACGTGACCTTTCTCAACTCCGTCAGTTTGTCGTTGTCGTAATCAACCCGGATATAGGATTCGATAACCCAGACACTCTGCATGAGGATGTCGGTCCGGGTCGTTTCAAACGGCCACTCGTCGTCATTCTGGTAACGGGCAGTTCTTTCTTCGTTGTATTCGTGGGCGTCGTCGGTCGGGATGGCGAGAACCTTCTTCTCGTCAAACCCCATATTGATAAGTTCAGAGCGGGTCTTCTTCACCCGATGGGCTACGAAATGAGCGTCCTCTATCGACTTTGCTCTTCGTGCAATCAGGAACTCTTCCGGGGGCACCCCCTCCACTCTGATTCTGCCATTATCCAAAGAACGGGCGATTTTGAGATCGAACCCCCCCTCAACTTCCGTCGCCTGGAGAATCTCGGCGTCCGGGTCTTCATCTGCCAGGTAAGCAACTTCAATCGGCGCCCCGGTTAGGAATTCCGCCTTTCTTGTGGGAGTATCGTCCCACCAGACCTTGACCAGTCCTACCTTCTGAATCAGCGCGTCCTTAAACGCCTGATAGAGAAGATGATAGCCGTCGTTTTCCTTCAGAAAGATGTGGTTGATGACATCCGTCGCCTGACGGGCGCTCTTCTCGTCATCCGGCATCACCGGCTGGAAGGACACCGCCTCACCCCCGGCAAGAAACACTTCAATCAAGCCAGGGAGCATCGATTCGACAACATCCCGGACTTCCGACATCACGAAGGAGGACCTGCCCTCTTGCTCGTTTCCGAAAGGTTCCCCGAAGTAGTAATCCAGCGACTTCCTGCGGGTTTCCGAAAGCTCACCACCGATGTAGCCGGTGGCCGCCTTCATCTCCGCATTGACGATCACTTTCAGTTCATCTTCACGCATTCAGCGCTTCCGCCCTCTCTTGCACCTTCGGGTCGGAATGCTTCTTCGCCTTTCTGTTGCGCATCATCGCGGCGTGTTTGCGGGCTCTCGCCTCAACCTCCAGTTCGGCAACGCGCTCTTGCAGCGCCTCCATCTGCTTCTGGAGACTGGCGATATCAATCGAATGCCTAATGCTCATGTCTTATCCCGCGGGTTTTCCGCGCCGCCTTCACTTTTTGATGGCTACCCTCTGCTGCGCGCTTGTCCGCTTCCGGCAGGATGAAGATTTCCACTCCACCGCCGGCGCGTGTGCGCACATGAATGTCTTTGATCTCTTCACCGCTGCACCAGATGGTCATCGGGTCTCCCCGATTAAGCGCGCCGAATATCACTTTCAGCTCGTCCACTCGGTCGGCTCTCATACAACCATCGCCGAAACGTGGTTTTTTCCGTAGTCGATGGGCTTGTTCCAGAAACTCATGACGGTCGGCGCCGCAAAAGTCATAATCAGTGCGTCCGCCAGATCAGGAGACTTCCCACCCGTGCGTTTCTTGATTTCGTCTTTCGATTCGACCTTGATCTTGCCGGACGGCTGAAAGCTGTATTTCACGTTCGTCAACTCCGAAACCAGGTCCGGATCGTCGGGCAGGGAGCAGTCCAGGGTTTCCAGCCATTCTCTCAGGCGAAACCACAACTCGTCCCTCAACCTCATGTACTTTTCTTTGACTGCAGGCGATTCGGAGACATTCACGCCCCTGACTGGAAGCCCCATCTGCTTCAGGCGATCAGCCACGCCACTGCCAACCCCGATAGCGTCCACCAGGATCATCTCCGGGCGTTGCTGTGCATTCGAAAACTCAAAGTAGATCCGGTCCGCCGTCGTCATCAGATCGGCCTGACGCCACGACTTCACCGGCTGCAGCAGTGAATGACCCTGCCTTATCGCAAACGCCGTCCTGTCATCCCCAAACCTTGCAGGGTCGATACCCCACACAACAGGCCCATCCGGCTGGATATCGCGCGCAATCGCACTCTCAAGCCAATCCAGCGGAATAACCGCATCATCATCCGCGGTCGGGAAATCCCCCAACACACGAACGCGGTAGATATTCGATTCTTCCCCGTAGGCTTCCTTCAGGCTCGCGCCGTAGCTCTTGTCAACGTGGGGGCCGTCAACATCAGCAGTCGAAACCGTGCGGCACTTCCACCGATTCCGGTCGCGATGAAACGCGTTGAAGAAATAGCCCGCCGCCCTGGTCGGGTTTCCCGTCATCACCACCTTGGCGCCGGGGGAACTCATACTCCCCTCGCCGACGATGAATATCTGCTCGTCTACACCCGACGCCTCGTCAATCAGAAACACCATATGCTTGGCATGAAACCCTTGCAGGGCTTCCGGCGTCTCCCTCCGCGCGACACGGGCAACCGCGAAACTCTCCTTCGGGGCCGCCGTCAACACGATCGTTTCAGCCTTCACCTCCAGCAGCGCCTTAAACGCCTCAGGAAGCCTGCGGTGCCAGATGGATATCTCCGACCACAACACGTCGTTCAACTGATGCGCTGAAGGCGCCGTACACGCTATCTTGCAGGGATACTTCGTCAGCAGGTTGTAGATAACCAGCCACGCCAGGAAGGTACTCTTCCCCACCCCATGACCCGACTTAACCGCCAGGCGGTCATTCTCGACATAATCGACAAGAGCCTCAGCCTGCCAGGCGACAGGCTCCACCCCAAACATGTCGCGCACAAACCCTACCGGGTCGCTGCGATATTTCTCAATGGCTTCCGAAAGACGGGCGGTCCCGTCCTTAGCCGGCATCTATCTCCGTAGGCCGCGCAGCATTATCGACAGCATCTCCGAGCGCCTACGGGCTGCCTCTGCCGCCTCTTTCAAGGACCGGAAGTATTGAAACTCCCCACTCTGAAGAGCGCGGGCGCGGGAGTCGTCCTCACCACGAAACTGACCACCCCAAACCGTGGGGAAATTCATCCAGCCGCCAAACGGGCCCGGCTGCGTTATCGAGCGCTCCGTCACGTATTCGCCGAAGTTGTTCCGCATCAATGGGCGGTCACCCCACGGCACCGACTCCCCGGTCGGGTACAGTCTCTCGGGCGGCGGCCAGTCAAACATCGGTGTACTCCGCGTCAATGACCTCCGGCTCTGGAAGTGAACGCCGCTCGTCAATCATCTCCAGCGCCTTCACGAAGTCCGTAGAGGCCGTCAGCTTATGCTCCACACGGTCTCCAAACTTGCCGGGCTTCAACTTGCTCGCCGTCCACTTGTAGGCGTCGATCGCTACCTTCGCCGCGTTGGGCTCATAACCATCACCCTTAAGCGTGTCCTCGGCGATCTCCATTATCCTATCAGCCAGGGTATCCGCCGAGTCCTCCCGAGCTGCCTCCAAGCGAGACTGGAAACCCTCTACGTCCTTCACAGCCCAGCGACGAACGTCCTTGTACGGTATCCCGACTTCCTCACAGACCTTCTTCAGCCCCATACCTTCCGCAACGCGGTCCAGTACCGCCCACGCCAAGTCCGGGGTGTAGGTCTTATCGGGGCGCGCCACAGCCGCCACACTCCTCTCCCGAGGCACCTGAACCGCAATACGAACACTTGTAATGAAGCGGACGAACGGAGCGCGGGGTTACGAGCGGCATCACGTTCTGCAAGCTATCAGCCCGAATCACCTGACCAGGGCGACACCCCGCCAATTCCCCTAAACCCTGCACCCATATCAGACCTCTTCGATCCTAAAGGTTGTAATTCGGGACAGTATATCCCCGTATATTTCGACACTTCTCTCGGAATCATTCCGAACAAGGCCGATATTCAATTATCAGCGGTTGTAAAAGTTTGAATTTTTCACAGGAATTTTAATTTTGGGCCCCAGGAATGTTGTGAGGGACATACAAAAAGTTCCTGAAAGTCCGATGGGACCCGCTTCGGCCCCTGGGGGTGGGGGTTTTGTCCTAAAAAGGGTCCCATGTTCGCATAACCGCCATTATGGGAAACGCACCCCTATGTATTTCAATGACTTAGCTGACCTGCCGATAGGAATGAGCTGATTACGCTAGTGCGGTATGACTGCTTACCTATTACGCGTGTGCGTACCCTATCGGTTGGTAAGGACACGATACCCTCATTCGCCGCTGTTGTTTGGCTTGCAAGGCGCAGCGGGACGAATGCCAACCTGTCTTACGTATTCCGGCGTTAGCTGTGCTGGTCTAGAGCGTAGCGCGTCGAACACCGCGGAACTGACAGGGATAACCTGACCGGGTCTTGCGCTCCTAGCGGAGCGGTCGAACTCTGCGAGTGTCTGTATCTCGTCCACGGCCTGCCTCATCCCTGCGCTCCATCTCGATAACCAGCGGACCGAACTGCATCTCGTATTCTAGCTCGTCCCAGCTCTTTTCAGCGGATTTGCTGCGATCTACCTGATGTTCGCTCATTGTCCGCGCCGCTGAGTGGGGTGAACGAGTGCCCCGTGTATGATTGCCTTCAGGCATGGCCGTGAATTGCCTCTTTCTCCGCAGCCTCGATGAGGAGCGTATCGGCCAGGTGCATGATAGATAACCAACCCTCACACCCAACACAGACCACAGACCACATGCAGCGATTCGGTGAGGTTGAATGTGGCACCGCCGCAGTCTGGGCATTCCATGAGTTGCGACGTCATTCCAACAGGCATGGCTGGACCCCGCGAAATGCGTGCGTACTGTCCGAGTTTCTGAGAACCGCCGCTAGCCTATTCACACGTCGCGCGGCGACGGT